CTGCTACAATTTTATATGTAGAGTCAGAATTTATCTCAGCTCTCACCGCCTAGCAGTTTGGTGATTGCTGCATCCGAAGTGGCCGAAAACAGGGTTTTAAAACCCGTGTAGACGTCCAACTGCTGAGTGTTCGTATACCCGGCCGGAGGAACGTCAAAGACCATGTAACAACTCATGGACACTTTGGCGTTCTGGGTCGGGATGAACGGATCAGCAGTAATCTTCGAATGGTCAATCCGAAGAACTCGACGCGTTCGACGCCCGTAGGCGTGGCTCGCACCGAGTTTGATCAATCCATCTGCCGACAGGTACTCAGACAGATTCTTCCCCGTTGCAACACGAGGAAGAGGTGTCGTTGTACCTGCAATGGTGATGGATTGCGGATCAGTCAGGGACAAAAGGCACTACTCCTAACTGGCCTCTTAATGAGGCCACCCAGGTCCCCTAACTAGAGGTACCTGGGTTGGTGGTTTTACGCTAATGCAAAACACATTAGCTTCTGCTCCGGGTTAAGCCCAGAGCAGCGGCTATGGCTTGTTGGGTGGCAGTTAAGCCACTCCAAGTCAAGCCGAAACCAAAGGGGTTCGCCCCACGCCTCTTCTTAGAATTTGTTTCCAAGAAGAGCATGGGAACAGCCACACTGCCACCAGGTCTTGACGGCGGTGCAGTCTGCTGGTACGTATATATATTTCTGGAGATTGTATTCTCCATGATATACCCGTACCGCAAAACCTGACCATACTGGATGTGCTGGGAAATGTTCTTAAGAACATCACCAGCGTTACTCACCCAGTCGAGGGCCCAGCTCCAGGGGGATAGGTTCCAGAGCACTTCAGGGGTTAAGTCGAGTCCGAAGACTCGATTCGCCTCCAAAGCTGCACGATCAAGAGCTTTCCGGCTACTATAGCCGGTCGGCAAATGATACGTGAACGCTCCGGAAAACCAAGTTCGGTTGACGTTTTCAGTCGTCACCCGAACAGTTCCTGTCCCTAGGATCGCGGTCATATTCCACATAATCCCCTTCGAATCCTTTCCGATAAACGGAGTAGAATTCGTAAAGAGAACTGTGGGAGTACCGCGATTCGTGATTGTGTCGAAGGTGTACTTACGGCGTACCGCTTTGCCGGCATCCCGCTCAAACTGTTTTAACACAGTATTTGCGTGTCGAACTGCTTTTGCAGTCGACTGGATGTCGCCCATAAGCGGCTTCCATCCAAACACTACGTTCAAAAACTCTTCACCCGCGAGTTTCGCGGCAAGAGCTTTTGCCTCCCAAGTACGAACTCCAGGGATGGCAGGAATGCCATCCTTTACGAGTTCGCCAAGGAAGGTGGATAGATTCGCAATCGGATTCGATGGCGAACACCGTGCCACAGCTGTGGCTCCCTTCTGAGACAGAGCAGCATCGCTGCTGCCTGACGCATTGGGGAAAGAACAGTCGACCGGATCAATGGGTGAGAGAGGACCTTTAAAGGTCATCTCATAACCATTGTCGACAACACGACCAAAGAAGCGAAGGTTGTTGTTAAAAGAACCAACAACCCTAACCTCCTTTTTCGTAGTGTCGAACGGTCCACCGACATCATAACCAAGGGCATTACGCCCATGGAAAAGATGTCCTTCACTCGCAGTTACCTGCGAACCGGACAAACCACTAATACGGCAGTCTTTGTCAAGATCTACCCTCGCGGTATTGTACCCATCGGGCCAATACCACGATTTTTGGTAGAGATGACCTCCATCCATTGAAAATGGAAAAGAGCGACTCCGTACAGTGGTTCGGTCGGACACAATCCAGCTCCTCTGGTAGTTTTCGAGGAATGACTGTTGTTA